CTTTTGTTCTGGCTCCATTTGTGACCATATTTCTGCCGCAATTTGCATGCTTTGGTCATTGGGTTTTTGTTTACCCATTCTAATATCACCACTACCGTATTTAATATCAGGTGCTCCAGCTTGTATAGATTCTCTCATTGAAATTTCTTCGTTCATAATATCTCCTTTTACTTTGTTTTTGCGAACAAATCAAGAGGTGGCATGATAACATTTACGTCCTGAGCCATCTCTTCATTCTTATAACCTTTAGCTTCCCAGTCTTTTCTTTCCTTAAAAAGCTCCCCTGTTTCCTTGTGTCTGTACGTTGTCTCTACTTTTGCATTTAATAATGGTATTTCATTCATTATGTTGTTACCTCTTTCTTGATGTTTAGATAGCTAATAGCTACATCAAACGAGTCTGCGGTGCTTGATTGTACTGTAAAGGTTTTTCCACCTTCTACTATTAGCGGTTGGATTAATAATTCTGTAGTTTCATTAGCTGTTAAAGCTTTAGATTTAATAGCTGTAATACTATTATTTAAAATAGTTACACTAGGTGTACCAGCTGATGTAACAAGTATAGATTTAATAACAATAGTTTCATTAACTGCAGGAATACCAGATCCTAGTGGTGTAAGTGCACTACCAGATGTATCATTATCTATTCCTTTAAATTTATACTGATTTACTACTGCCATTAATATAAAAAGAAGCTTCTAGCTTCTATCTCCTGTTTTAATTCTTCTTGAAACGTTGTGTTTAGTTTCTCAAGAACTGCATCTAAATCCCTAACTAAAGACTGTGCTACATCTTCCTCATACTCTGAGCTTGCTCTAGTTAATGACTGTACTATTTTAGCCATTATCTTCTTCCTCCAGCTTGTATATCTAACCTAAAAGTTCCTAACTTCCAAGTAGTGTCAACAGCTGTATTAGATATTGTAAGAGCTATAGCTCTGGCTCTAGCTCGTGTATCTACTTTGTTTGTACTTGTTGTTACTGTAAATGGACCTAATGATGAGCTTGCTGCTGTGTTATTAGGATAGTTTCTTAAATCTAATTGTATAATTGCATCTCCTTCTTGAGATATAAAGTCAGGAATAATTCTACTAACTCTCATAATGTTTTCACCATCACCTCTAAGATCCGCCATGTTGGTTGCAGCTCCTCTTACAACTTTTTGTGTAATGTCATAATCACCAGATGTAATGTTAGCGGGAATAGCTGTCGTAACCCCTCCTCTAACTTGATTAACACCAGTCTCATGTTCGTAATAATATGAAACACCGTCTGTATTTCCAACTACGTCAAAAGAAGTATCTGTGCCTGCATCATATTGAGTTCCATGGGGTAAACCAAATACCGCTGAATCTTCCCATGTTGTTCTAGGAAATAAACTATTAGTATTAGTAAACCATATAGGTCGTTTAAGAGTAGAATCTAAATAACTATATGTAACTGATCTATTAACACTGTTAGATGTAGCGGATGGATAGAACCATGTAACTTCACCAAACAAATTATTTATACCTGCATAAACTAATTGATTAGATGTGGTGTTAAGATCGTCGTATACAAAGTCTTCAACTAAACAATCCATAGATTCTAGTTTACCAGTATACCTAAAGAAACCATTATCAGACATCCAGTATGCAGCACCATCAACTTCTACGGCTGCATTCATACCAATCAATCCACAGTTATTACCCACCTGTTCATAAGCAAATGTAAAAGGAGTTCCAACAAACCTCATAGTAAATAAAGATGTATCAGACCAAACATAAATTGCATTTCTACCAAGTTTAGCTCCAATGATCCGTGATCCAGCAGAAAGTCTTTGTGTACCAGCACTATTCTCAGCTGTTGGTGTGTAAGTATTTATATCTTCTTGAGATGAGAATCTAATAAACATATCATCTTGTGATGTTTTATCACCAATAGTTGTTTCTGTTCCAAAAAACACTAAGTGACGATCAGGAGTAGATACTAACATATCACGTGACGCTGTTGGTGCACCAGTTATAATAGTTGCTCTTGTTGCTGTTGCATTAGCAGCATCGGAATTCCATTCAAAACATTCATTGTTATGAATTAGTGCAATAAGAGTTGACCCTAAATTGTCCAAGGACCATAAACCCGGATCTGTTATTGTATCTGTGTTAACTGCAGCAGAACCCCATCCAGTCCAATTAGATGTATTAGTCACAGTATCTCCACTTGAGTGAGATGCGTTTGTAGTTCCTCGAACATTTCTAACAATACCTGTTAAGTCATTTCCTGCTATACCGGTATAAGAAATTTCTTCTGTTCCAACTTGTATAAAATTAGTACCAGTAGTTGGAAACCCTGTTGTACTCGTTAGCGTAATATTTGTTCCTGATCCACCTGTACCAAAAGCGTTAGCACTTAGTGATCCATTTAAAGTAGTTGTTTTAGGTGATAATATATTTCCACCCCATAAAGATATACCCCAACCGTAAGCACCAAGTTGTTCTGCGGGTCCAACGTGGTAGTATCTATAATAGGTTATCCCTCCAGAAGTAGATGCCCCACTTCCGGTTTCATTACTAGGCATTGTAATTGTAAAATTATTTCCATCTATAATAGATGTAACCATAAATTTTTTATCACAAAAATCAGAAGCTCCAAAATTAGAATTAGTAATAGCACTAAAAGTAGTTACATCACCAAACAAAATAATATCTCCTGCTTGAAAACCATTTGAGTTGGCTGTTATAGTTACTACGGGTGATCCGTTAGTAGTGCTAAATGCACTTGTAATTGCTGTTCCCGATGGATTAACTAAAGGGTGTATGTCATAATAAACACCACCAGAATACACATATAAAATTCTATTAGTTCCTATAGCTGCAAATTTAATAGAGTCTTTATTTACAAAATGATGCAAACCTCTGGCCGCGCCAGTTAATTTACTATCTCCTAATTGACTCCAACCACCTACTTTTTCTGGTGTACCATATCTAAAACGAACATTCTCACCACCAGTCCACTGTGATTCAGCTCCTGTAGATGTAACCTGTTTATTAAAACCTGGTAAAAACCCTAATTTTTGTAACATAAAAAACCTTTGAAATAACTAAATTATATTATATATTAAATATATAGAGAATGAAAGATACAATCTAATGACTTATGATCACAAAATATCGGATTTAAAATACAGGATTAATGGACTAGTTCCTAAAAATATCTGTCAAAACTTAATAGAAATATTTGAAAAATACCCTGAATTATATCTTACTGAAGTAAGCTATAAGTATAAGACTAAAAAAGCAGAGGTAGATAATTTTAAATGTTTGAATTTATCTACAATAAAAAACCCAAATGAAGATATCTTATACGCTTTAGCTGTGGCTAAACAATACATAAACACAATGATAATTAATTATGTGTCTTATATTAAATCTAAAAAAATATCTCCTACTTTTAGTGATCACTTAATCAATGCTAGTGAAAATATTAGAATATTAAAATACGAAAAAGGTCAATATATTAAAGATCATTGTGATGTTAATTACAGAACTAGAGCATCCTGTACCTTAAATTTAAATGAAGATTATGAAGGTGGAGAATTTACATTTTTTGATGGTCAAATAAAAGAGACATATAAAACGGGAGACGCTATGTTATTCCCCGCAGAACCTATATGGATTCATGGCACTAAACCTATTACTAAAGGAACGAGATATTCAATAAATTGTTTTTTACATAGCCTAGATTATAAATGAAATTAATATATCAAATACCTAATAAATTATATTATATTCAAAATTTTTTAGATTATCCTACTTATAAAAAAATACATTACGATGTATTTAAAAGTAAGGATATCCATTTAAATTCAGTTAAAAAAAGTTGGCAAAAAACTTTATTAACTGGGTTTAAAAATTTTCCAGAACGATCAGATTTAATTCCTGAATATGGTCCACTAAAAAAATTAAATATTCTTTTAAACACAAATCCTTTTCATAAAGTAAATCAACAAATTAAAAAATTTGTATTACATTCTATGAAAGATAATTCTGGTATAAATTGGCATAATGATCAAAACTATAAATATGGAATTACTTATTATATAAATCGTAGATGGAATCCTAGATTTGGTGGAGAATTTTTATTTCAAGATAAAAGTAATAATGGGTTTATACCTTTAGTTGGTAATTCAATAGTTATAGTTAAAGCTCCTTTTGATCATAAAGTAACTCCTGTAATGAATCCTTTAGTTCCAAGAAAAACTATACAAATTTTTTTACCACAAGATAGTAAATGAAAATTTTAGGTATTAATATATCTCACCACATGTCTTATTGTTTAATAGAAGATGGTAAAATTAAATTTTTTTTAAATGAAGAAAGATTAAATAAACAAAAACATTTTGGACCTACTTTAGAAACTTTTAATAACATAAAAGGATTAGATTTATTTAAAGAAATGGAATTTGATTTTGTTGCTATTACTAGTTGGGATGGAACAGAAAAAGAATTACCAAAATTAATTTTAGATAAATTAAAATACAAAGGTTCTTCGTTTGATAGAGAAAATCATCATAAGTATCACGCTATAGCTGCATTACATCATTCTAATTTAGATAAAGCTATGGCTTTAATTAGAGACGGTGGAGGCTCTAGTCATTCATCTTCTTATTCTTCTTACCGTGAAACAGATACAATATGGAAAGTAAATAAAAATAAGATAGATTTTGTTTATGGTCATTACTCTGATGCAAGAAGCACTTGTTTTAATAAAGAATTTAAAGATATAAATAATTCATTACTTACTTCAAGAATAGTAGGTGGACTTAAATATGCAAATTTAAGTATTAAAGCTGGCTTTGGTGAAGAGTATGGACAGTTTATGGGCCTAGCTCCTTATGCAGAAGTAAAAGAAAGATACGATGATATAAATTATGAAGCTGTTGAACTAGCACATAAAGCTCAAACAGAAACTTTTAATGAAACCTGTAAGTTAATAGAAAATTCAGAACTCATTAACGCTAAAAATATTATTTTATCCGGAGGATACTTTTTAAATTGTTTAAATAATTTTAAGCTTGTTAAAAAATACTCTGATATAAATTTTTTTGTAGACCCAATACCCCATGACGCGGGAACAGCTTTAGGAGTTGCAGTATATACTGCAAATTATATATGATAATAGGACCTCCCATGTTAACACACAGCTTCTTAAAATGGTTAAGTGAGCAAGATACAAAAGATAAAATTATATTAGAATTTGGTAGTGGTGGTTCTACCATTTATTTTAGTAAAATATTTAAACAAGTTATTTCTTTAGAATCTAATAAGGAATTTAGATTAGAGCTAATGAAACAACTTCCAAACAATGCCTCTATCTACGATCTTAATTTTGATATGTTTCCTGATATACTTATTAAAG